TGTTTCTGACTTGAACAGGGAACTCTGGAATTCTGGTGGTGAAGGTTCTGCTGAAAGGAACCAAGCACGTAACCAGAAGCGTAAGTTGAACTATTACAGCAACATCTACGTTGTTAAGGATAGTGCAAACCCTGAGAATGAGGGTAAAGTCTTCCTATACCGTTATGGTAAGAAGATCTTTGATAAGGTGATGGAATCAATGCAACCTGCATTTGAGGATGAGACACCAGTAAATCCTTTCGATTTATGGAAGGGTGCTGACTTCAAACTCAAGATACAGAAAGTTGCTGGTTTCTGGAACTATGACAAGTCTGAATTTGATGAATCATCTACTCTAGGTGGGTTCACAGATAAAGAGTTGGAATCAGTTTGGAAGCAAGAGCATAGTCTCGCTGCTTACACTGCTGAAGACCAGTTCAAATCTTATGATGAACTTCGTGAGCGTCTTGAAAGAACACTCAAAGGTGGTTATAACAAACCAACAGATGAGTCCTTTGATGATGAAAACGCAGGATCTTCTGCACCCGCTGCTGTTGCAGCAAAGCCTGACTTTGGATCTCCAAAGACTGATGCAAAGGGTGAGGATGATACATTGTCCTACTTCGCGAAACTTGCTAACGAAAGTTAATGAAAGTAGTGATCGTTGGTGGCGGCTCCGCAGGATGGATGACCGCCACTACTTTTTTGCAATGTCTTCCTAATTATGAGGTTACTCTCATAGAATCTCCAGATATTCCTATGACTGGAGTAGGAGAGAGTACATTAGCACAGATACAAGACTGGGTAGATATAGTAGGAATAAGAGAAGATGAGAAAGAATTTCTAATAGAGACCGATGGTACTATCAAACATAGTATTCGGTTTACCAATTTTCTGGAAAAAAATTCTGGGAGTTTTCATTACCCCTTTGGAAAAAATCCACTGCTACCTGAAGTGTGGTGGTCACATCAACTGAAGTATGGTGATAAAAGTCCCAATGATTACGCAAAAGATATAAATCACATCGCTCTGGTTTCAGAGAGAGGTAAAATAGATCCAAATACTGCTTTAACACCAGATGGTGATTATGCATACCATTTCGATGCTGTAAAGTTTGGTCAATATTTAAAGAAGAAATACTGTCAGAAAGCACAGTATATAACTGGCAACGTGGTTAATTTCGTCACTACAGACGAGAGGACATTCCATAGTCTTGTATTAGACGATGGTTCGGAGGTAGAAGGAGATCTCTTTATAGACTGTACTGGATTCAGAAGCTTGCTGCTTGGTGAGTTTTGTGGTGAACCCTTCGTCCCATTTGATCACTTACTACCAAATGATCGTGCATGGGCTACTCATGTACCATATACAGACAAAGAGAAGCAACTTAATGCATATACTCACTGTACTGCCATTGATAATGGATGGGTCTGGGATATTCCTCTATGGAGTGGAGTTGGAACAGGATATGTGTATTCTTCAAAGTATACCAGTGATGATGATGCAAAGCAAGAGCTAGTTGAGCATTTGAGTGACAAGTATGATACTGATGAGTGTACTTTCAAGAAGATTCATATGCGTGTCGGTAGGCACGAAAATACTTGGGTAGGTAATGTCGTTGCTATTGGATTATCTGCTGGATTTGTTGAACCATTAGAATCTAATGGTCTTATGATGGTACATGAGAACCTTATAGATCTAGTTAAGACACTGAGACGTGGAAAACCATCTCAGATAATGAAGCAATACTATAATTCAGATATTCGTCGTCAGTTTGATCAGACAGCAGATTTTGTAGCAATACACTATGCCTTTACACAAAGAGAAGACACCCCATATTGGCAGGATGTCTTCAACAAGGAATATAATTTAGAGGAATCTCTATTGAATAACGGTACGTATCTTAATGGATTATTTGCTTACGGTAGAGAGATCTACAGTGACTGTAATTTTAGAAATCTTGTAGCAGGACTACACTATGTTGCATCAGGTATGAACATATGTCCTCTTAATAGACCTAGACATACTACTGTGAATATGTTAAACATCAATAAACAATGGGAGGAGGCAGTTGAGAAACTACCTACTGCATTTAAGACATGTCAAGATCTGAGGCATCAAATCCCAAGCTGAGATTACTACCTCTTGAAAGTCTAGATTCATAAGCAGACACAAAATCTTCTATAACAGAAGGTCTAATTACTTGTATTGATTCTTTCGCTGAGTTTAGTTTCTCTTCGTATTGATAGTAGGTCACGGATGCTACTGGGTTAGCAGTAACAGTAACACTTCCATTCCAGTATGAAACTTGGAAGTTGGATGGTACTATTTTACCTGCTGGTACAATTATTTTTGTATCAAATTTAACTTCAACTGTTTCATAGTGCTTGTGCTCTTCAGGGTTAGGATACTTGTCAGTTACATACTCTTGCAACTGTTTCACTGACCTTGGCCATTGTTCGTAAATATTTACTATATCATTAATGACTAAGAGAGTCCAGTTATAGAATGGGTTTTTATATAGATCAAGTGCAATATCTTCTGGTCGTTCACCGTTTTTAATAAGGTATTCATTAAACCATGTGATTGAATTCTTGTATTCAGAAAGAATATCTGCTCTACGCCATAGATTTTTCGCTGCTAGTATCTTAGGATCTAGTGCCGATTTTCCTATGTTATAGTATAGATCTGGTAAAGCTTGTAACATTAGAATCCAATAACAGGTGAGTTTTTAGTCAAAGAGGATCTGACAAATCCTTTATCCATTGCATTGTTCTTCCTAGTTCTAGCACCTTCAAAGTCAACTCTTGTAAGAGCAGTTGTCTCACTAAAGGTAAGACTTAATGTAATAACAGGGAAGTTACCATCAAATACAGTATTTAACTGACCTAATGGTGCAGTATTAACTGCCATTGATGTCAAAGCACAAAGTTTCGTCTTAGGCATCATAGGATGCTGGATTGGAGTATTGTTTGGTTTATGTGATCCATCTGCAGCTGCTGGAACGAACATTGGTTCTAAGACAAATACATCTGGGAAGGTTAATAGAACTGCAGAACCTCTTCCTGTCTTTGAATCTGGGTGAATACCACGTTTGAACCACTCAACTATAGTTGTTATATCAGCACCTTCTGTTGCATTTCTAGCAGCAAATTCAAATTCTAGTCTGAACTGTCTGAAGTCCATCTTCTTGAACATTTGAATGGCATTTTCATTTGGAGCAAGTCCAGCCATACCAGCAACTGCTTTCATATCAAGTTTATCGGTTACTCCACCAATACCACCACTAACTGCTCTCATTCCACCAGCAGCTTTCTTTGCATAACCAGATGCACCCCCCATATTACCAGCTCTCTTATTCATTTCCTTCATGGTGCGCTCAAGTCCTGCACCTGCAAGACCACCAATAACATTTGCAGTCATGAATGAACCAGCACTTTCTGCTGCTAATGCAAGTGTACCTAATCTAAAGGTGTTACCCCAGTCAGCACCATATGAGTAACTAAATTCGTTTGGTAATGCTATTTGTACACATGTTGATTGTAATCCTTTCTTCCTATTTTGTTTTATCGCATCTTTCTCTCTATAGAGTTGTGCCATGGTTGTTTTCTCACCACTAGGCAAAGTTATCTCCTTCTTATCATCCATGAAGTTTTGGCTATTCCACCTCGCCGCCTGTTCCTCTGTCATTTTAGAGGTATCTTTTGTATATTTCGCTTGTCCGTTACGCCCACCTAAGTATACACCTTTTCTGCTAATGGTATCTTGATTACGTAGCTGACCCCAATCAGAATCTCTTCCACCACCTGACTGGTAGAGGTGTTCTGCTACAAAACCTACGGTTTTAACCATACCCTTGGCAATTGCACTTCTTTGAAGAGCAGCTAGTGCACTGTTCTCATTAGCTGCAACTTTTGCTAACCCTTCCTGGTATGTGTACTTACTAATCTTAATGAATGAAGCATAAGGAATTTGATCCAGATTCCTAGGATAGGTCATCTGGTTAATGTTATTCCGAGCTTGAAGCTTTTCTTCTTGGAGAGCTTGTACTTTCGCTTCAGCTTTAGCAATTTTCTCAGCTGCTTTTCGCTCTTTTTGTAGACGGAAGGTATTCTGCCTTCTTCTGCTGGATTTTGCTCCTGCCATAATTACTTATTTCTATGGAATTGTTCAACGGGCATTTGGCTCATTGTCGGTACATCTAATTCTTCAACTTCAAAGAAAATAGCATCTGCTCTTTTCGGGATATAGTAATGTAGGGTAGAGTTAGGAAATCTATTCTTATTTATCGCAGTTAATCGGGACTTTACGTTCATATAATGTACGTTAGCCCCTAGTATGTTGCCCTTTTTGTATTCTTGTACAAGAATGAAGGGGAATTGATCCCATTGTTTCATCCTATCTTTAAATTTGGGGTCATATTCAAAGTAGTACCACTTACCCACTTGAGGGGTATCGGTGGCTCCATCATATAATGAGTTTTGAATCTCTTCTCGGAGTTTAGTCTTAGTTATTTTTTGTCCTTTAAGTGACTTAATCAGCTTACTGAATTCTGAGTTCGACTTCGGTGATGATTTTGAACTTCCAAAGCCTGTCCCTGCAGTACTGCTCCGCTGCTTTCCACTTTGCTGTGTTTGTGGCATAATTAGCAACCTCAGTTATATACTGTTTTGTTTTCTTTTGCTGAGGTTTTGGACCTTCGACTTGCCTCTTAGGTTTTACCTCAACAAGGTATTTTTGGATCTTACCATTTGTTTCTCTGACCTTCATATAGAAGTCTGGGAAGTATCTTCTCCACTTTCGGAGGACTGGATCCTTATAGGGGATAATATACTCTTCTGAACTCCATTCAAGAATTGTGGGATTCTTATCACACCATTCCATGAACTTTCGTTCCCACAGAGACCTATAGATTACCTGAGTAGGGTCTCCCTTATATTTGCGGTAGTTTCTTACCTTATATTTCCCTTTGTATGAAGGCATAAATAAAGATGGTCACACCATAGGTAGTATTTATGACAGCTGCAGTAGGAGTTAATACCTTTGTAGAAAAGATTATAGGAAACCAGTATGGTATATCTGCTTCTAACCTATATTCCTTCAACATAGTCTCCGATCAAATTAAGACACATATTGGTGCAAATATGCAACAGTTTGGTGGTGATGCGAATGCTGCCATTGCAACGTTAGATCTATTGTGTAATGAGATTCAGATACCAGGAGTAACTTATTCTTCACATGAGCATAAGATGTCTCAGAAGGGTATGATTTGCAAGATGGCTTCTGCTAAAGTCTATAATGAATTAGATGTTAGTTTCTTCTGTGATGCTAGATCTCTACCATTAAAGTTTTTTAGAGCATGGCAAGATTATATTTCAGGACCAGTTCAAGGTACATCAGGTGCATATACTAAAACTGGAGTACCATCTCCTAAAGGTCAGGCTCCTGCAAATCCAGAGAATGTAGCATATGGTTATGGTAATGCAAAGGTTTTTGCTTCAAGGTATTATGATGATTATACATCTGATATTAGAATAAGGAAACTTGAAAAGCATGGTTTAGGTATGGTAAGTGGAAGTTCAGTTACTCTAGAACCTGACCTTAGAGAAGATTTTGAATTTGTGCTATATAAAGCGTATCCATATACAGTATCATCAATACCATACTCTGCTGGACCTTCACAACTGGTTAAGGTTACTGTTGGATTCTTCTACGAGTATAGTCATCTATATCAGTATAAGGAGCCATCACCTACAACTAATCCTCGTCCTGCAGCACAACCAAATTTAGGGTTGGGAGCAAATGACTTGACTGCAAACCGATCCTTCGCTTAAATTATTTTCGATAAATTATGCCTTTACCTGAAATCGTTACGCCGACGTACACGTTGGTGGTGCCATCTACAAAGAAAAAAATCAAATATCGCCCGTTCCTCGTTAAAGAACAAAAAGCCTTAATCATTGCATTAGAGACGAATGATCAGGAAATGATCTATGATGCAATTAAAGGAGTATTAGATAGCTGTATTAATACAAGGAATGTAAATGTTGATGAGTTAGCTCTATTTGATATAGAGTACATCTTCCTTCAAATTCGTGCTAGATCTATTAGTGAGCAACTTGAATTGAAAGTTACCTGTCCCGATGATAATGAGACTGAGGTTCTTGTTAAGATACTAGTAGATGATGTTGGTATAGATTATCCTAAAGGTCATAAGAATATTATTGATCTTGGTAGCGACATTACGTTAGAGATGAAATATCCAAACCTAAATTATTTTTCTGCAGTAACGTTTGCTAAAGAAGATGTAGATCCATATGATTTGGTTGCTCAATGTATTAAGAGAGTATATGTAGACAAAGAGGATTCTGGTGAGTTTACTTTCGATGAAGCTCGAGAGTGGGTTGAGAGTTTAACCAATGCTCAGTTTGGTAAGGTGCAGGAATTTTTCAACACCATGCCTTCACTTCGCCATACATTTTCGGTGAAGAATCCTAAAACTCAGGTCGAGAGTGAGTTCACTATTGAGGGTCTTGCTGATTTTTTCGGGTAGCCCTGTTTCACGAGGGGCTAATGACGTTCTATCAAACAAATTTCTCTCTTGTGCAACACCATAAATATAGCTTGACTGACATTGAAAATATGATCCCGTGGGAACGGGATGTCTATGTTAACTTACTCGCTGCTCATCTCCAAAAAGAAAGAGAGCGTATACATGACGAACAACGTAATCGCTAATGGCAGAAGAGATTAAAATTGACACCAGTAAGCTGGTAGCAGTGACCGAATCATTCGGGAGATCTTTTAATGCTTTTCAGGAAACAGAACTAGGTTATTTTCAATACCTTAGAAGTAAGTCAGAAGTAATAGAGAGTGTATCTACTGCAGCAGAATCATCAGGTTTAACACCAACAATTCTTCCAGATATTAGAGAGAGGTTCTTTGCTCCTTCTATAGAGGATAGGGCAACAGGACGGAACCCAGTAGACCAGTCAGAATTAGATAGAGCAGTTTCATTTGTTAAAGAAAATCCAAACTTTCCAGCGAAAGAACCAGAAGAGAAGTTAGCTGCTGGTGCCTTAGTTTCTACACCAACTAAAGCACTCATTGGTGAGGCTGGTCCAGAGATTGTGATTCCAGTTGATGATTTGAATGTAGCAGTAGACCTTGTGTATAAGAAAGGTTCCTCTGCTATGTTAGGTGTCTCTGCTGGATTCTTATCTACAATGAAACCTTCAGGTGCTCAATCCAAAGTGATGAGTAGGTTGAATAATATTAAGACACGACTCGGTCTTGATAGTGTGATGAAGATCAGTTCTGGAGGTGGTTCCTTTGGTCTACCTAATCCAATTGAATGGTGGAATAGAGGTAGAAATGATAGAGTAAAGGATGAGAATAATGCTTCATGGGGTGAACTGTGGAAAGATGATAATGCCCAGAAGGGTATGAGTGATGAGGCTTTTGAAAAAGGCGAGAAAGCACCATTATTCGGTAGACCTGACCAAGCATTTAATCCATTTAGAAAGAAGGAGAAGGGTGGACCTGGATCTGGACCAACTCCAATGGTCAGACAAGTATTTGAAAGACCAGGTAGAGCACTTGGTGATGCAGTTGGTGGTGCTGCTAAGAATATGAGGAGATTTATCTCACCTAAAGGGTTGATGGGTGCTATTAGTAATGCTACAGAACCAGCTAGAAAGAGATTGAATAAATCTTCTGTACCTGTAGGGCAAAAGTCTCAAGAACCTACAGCAATTGCTATTCCACCTGCAAATGGTAGGGATATGCATGGTGCGAGGATTATATTGAATCCTGATGCATCAAGAGCATGGCGCAAAGCAATGATGGATGCAGCAGGTGAGGGTGTTGATTTACCAGCATCAGTTACATCTTCCTTTAGAAGTATGGCTGAGCAGAAAGAATTAATTACTAGAGCAAGAAAGGGTGATCCTATGGTTTTATCACCTGCTGCTGTTGGTATGTCACCTCATCAACAGGGTTGGGCAGTTGATATTTCTCCAGCATCTGAAGCAAATGCATGGATGAGAGAGAATGGTAATAAGTATGGTTTTAGATGGCAAGGTAAGAAAGACCCAGTTCACTTTGATTTTTGGAATAACTCATCTAATACTAAATGGTTAGAACCTGGTAAACAGAAGTGGGTACCTGATAGGCAGAAAGGTACATTTGGTATGGGTGGTGGATCAGGACAAGGAACTAAAACAACTCTTGCTGAGAAGGGAGCAGGTCTTGTTCAGAAGGCTGGTACTCTTGTGAGGAAAGCAAAGTCAGCAATGAGGTTTGCTAAGTTTGGTGCTCGATTTGGACCATGGGGTGCTGCTATTGGTGGTCTTGTTGGTGCTGTTGTAGGTGATCCACCTGATTTATCCTCACCAACTGATACTTCTACTGGTATTGGTCCCGATGCTAACCCACCCGATCCTTCTCCAATGAAAAATACTGTAAATACTGCTCCTATTAGACAAGAAAGTAAGGGTAGTCAAGTGGTTGAAATTCCTATACCTATACCTTTCCCACAAGGAGGACCGCCACCGATGCCATCTAATGCTCAAGAGCAGGTAGAGGAGGTTACTAAGCATGTCATTGTGGATGTATTTGGTAAGGGTACTAAAGAAATATACGTGGAGGCATTAAGCGGTGGCTGATACAGTGAACGACGATAAGTATATCGGTATTGAGGTACTGGTTAGTGCTGTTAATAATTGGTCAAGGCTTTTTGATGAGCGTACCCAACTCTTCAAGAAGATGTGGGAGGATGATACCAAGGAAGAAAAACAAGCAGCGGTAAGTTCAGCAGATGCTGGTGGTATTTCTGGTTCTGATTCTAAGTCAGGTCTAGACCTATCTGCTATCGCTAAGAGTGTTCTCCCCATTTCTGACGTGTTTAGTGGAGGGACTCCAACTTCTAAGATGGCAGAAGGTGGTGTTGTTGGTACACAACCATTCTTCCAAGCACCATCCATTCCATCACCTATGGCAGCTGCACCCAAGTCACTGAAGTCGTCTGGGTTTGATGATGCTCTTTATAATAAGATTGATGCATCCATGGAGGATCCATCTGCATCAGAAAAGATTAAGAAAGCATTCCAAGATTCATTACAGATACCTGCACAGGCAGCAATGGCTGCATTGTTGGATGCTATGGCAAATGCTGGAACCTTTGCTGCACAGAAGGATGACAAAGGTCCAACTATGCTTAGGGAGGGGATGAAAAAGATTTCTTCAGCATTTAATATTCCTGCTACTGAACCTAAACAGGATACAAAATCTGAAGGTGAAGAAGGGGATAAGAAGGATTGGCTTGCTAATGCAATTCAAATTGCTTGGAATACTGGTAGTGGATTAGTTAAGGGTGCTGGTGGAGGAGAACGCAAAGATAGAGGAGACCAAGCTGAATTTGATAAAGCACAATCATTTGTTAAGGCAAACCCAACACACGGACAAGTGGGTGACCCACCATTATGGAGTGGTCGTCAGGACATGGGATACGGTGGATCTATGATGGGTGATGGTAGATCCAAGCAAAGTGTTAGAAGAAGAGGAGGTAGAGGTAGAGCTAAGACTAAGAAGAGTATTGCTCCAATGAATCTTGCTGGTGCTGCCCCAGGTGGTCCCCAGAATGTAGAAGGTAAGAAAGGTTTCATGGGGAACCTATTCAATGCAGGTAAGACAGCATTTTCCATGACACCTATGGGTATGATGGCTGGTGCTGGTATGAATCTCTTCAAGGGTGCCAAGAATATGGCAACCAATCTATTCCAGAGTAGTGAGCAGCAGACTAATCTAACTGAATTGACTGAAAATGTCATTAAAGAGAATGCTGCTAGCCGAGATAGGAAGAGTAAATTGTCTTTACAAACTCCTGATACTGGAATGGGTGCAGAAATGCCTATGAAAGAGACTTCTCCTGGTGGTAGTAAAGGATCAAAAATGGATCAAGGTAGTGCTGATGCTTTACCTAAGATTAAACACTCACCGTACTTCGCTGAGTACAATAAAACTGCTACGTTCTAATGTCTAAGACTAATAATTTTCAATTAATAGATTTCGTCATTGGTGTTGGCGGTGGTGAGGCTGAGGGTGGTAAAGACATCCGTATCAATCTCAATCAAGTACTATATCTCAGGTATACAGAGGATATAAGACAGGCTAGTGTCAGGTGTGAAGT